CGTGTCCAGGTGGCCGTCCTTGCGGAAGGTCATGGCGATGCGATAGGCGCGGATGGTCGGGTCGGAAGACTGCACCCATACCTGCTGGCCCTTCTCGTTGGGGAACATTGTTGCGCCGGTCGTCTTCCGCAGCATCGGGTAGTCGATGCACTGCACCCGAACGTAGCCGGTGGCCGTTTTCGTTTCGCGACCGCAGAGGTCGGAGGGTTGCGCGGAGGCCACCGCAGCCCATGCGAAGCACGCGGCCAGAGCGATGACCGCAAACGTGAACAGGTCAATGAGGAACGTCCGAATACTCATTACTTCTTCACCTCCGCCTTCGCCTCGGCCTTCTTCACCGACGCCGTGGCCTGGTCGAACTGGCACGCGGCAAGGTCGATCCCAGCGCGCTTGCAAGCGGACTCGAAGACCTTCTGCGCGTCGGCCTGGATGTCTTTCTTCTGGCTCTCGAGCAGCGCCAGCTTGAGTTGCGCGTTTTCGAGGGCGAGCTTTTCCTCGTTGGTGAGCGGAGTCTGCCCGAGGGCAAGCGCCGCAATGGTCAGTGTCAGTGTGATGGTACGCATAAAATCATTGCGCCTTTGCCGCATCGAACAGGGCCTTCCGCGCCGTTTCGATAGCAGTTTCGCGGGCTTTGAGATCGTCGATCAGCGGCTTGAGTTGAGAGGAGGGATACAGCGGCGCGAGTTCCTTCGCCTTCTCGATGACGAGGGCGCGGACGTACAGCGCGGGGTTCGCAAACTTCGCGCGGCAGTTGATCTTGTTGCCGTCGGCGTCCAGGTCGCATGCCTGTTCTGCCGCGATGGACTGCTGCAGAATCTGCAAGCCGGCTGCGGCTGGTGGGCCAGTGATGACAGATTCATGCTTCGTCCCGTCTGGCATTGTGACTACGATGCGAAGCGCGGACTTATCTTGGGCAAGCGCGAACGCCGCGAAAATTAAGAGTAGTAGGGTGGTACGCATAAGTCGTTTAGCAGGTGCCGCCCGTGAGGAGGCCACCAGAGAAAACCAAAGTGCACGTGCCGGTTCCGGCTGAGTTGCGGACGGTGACGGTTGCTGATATGCCGCTATTGCCGTCTGGAGCGGTGACAGTTGCGCCTTGTACGTTCAGTTCGCCATATGCGAATACGTTGGTTCCGTGGATGCCAAGCCATCGTGAAACGCTGCTTCCCAGGTTATAGGTGGCGGATGGCGATGGCGTTACAGATCCGCTCATCGTCCCGCCTGATGTTGTGTAGCAGGTCGGGCACGAAATAGTCCCGGTTGTTGTGATCGTCCCGCCGCTTATCGGTGAGCTAGTGGCAATCGACGTTACTCCAGTACTGCAAGTCCCCCATGACCCATTGCCGCTTGCGTCGGACTTCCAGCAGTAGCCGTTCACTGCGCCAGTTGGGAAGCGAATAGTCCCAGTAACGTCAAGGTCAGTAAACCACCCCTTGTTGAACGGGTAACCGCTTCGGCCAATACTGCTAGTGTTCGTGGTTTGCGGTGCGATATATCCGCCACTCGCCATCTCCGCGGCCTTTACCCATAGGGCGTTGTAGTTTCTAGCCGGGTCGCCTAAATCCCACGTAACATTGGCATCCGGTTGCACCTTCTTTGTATTCGTTGTCGATGCCGTAAGATTCCCGTAAATATTGGTTCCGTAAATGTTTGTCCACTCAGAACCAGACGCACCCAAAGATGGCCGCGTCGAATCGTCTACGGCGTCCCCATCGGCGATTGCCCGCAACGCCGGAACCCAGTTCGTGTAAACGCTGGTCGTGTTCGTTGGCGATCCCGATACAGCCCGACTCGCTGAAAGCCACCGCGAACCGCCGTTATCCCGGATGGTGTACGAGGAGTTCGCCGCCATCGAGCCTTGGCTGCGGTGATCCCAAAAGCCATTGCCGCCCGCAATGTCCACGACTTCGAGCTTGCGGGCCTTTAGGTATTGATTGGCCACTGCGCCCGCCGTGAAGTCCCCGTTCTCGGCAAAGACGGTCTGAAAAAAGTTCGTCGCGTCCCCGATATCCGCCGCACTCGGCGACGTGGTCAGGATGTGCGAGGTAACCGTTGCGGTAGAGCCGAACGTCACCGCCCCAGTCGCTCGAAACGTCCCGCCCACGTTGAACAGGAACGATGTATCGATTGCGCCCACGCCCACGACACCTTCACGCGGCTGTAGAAGCAACTGATTATTGACGCCCCCGTAGGCGTACGTCGTTGGGTCCGTCTGCCCGTCAAGCATCGTCTGCATGCCCATCTGGTTATCGGCAATTCGATACATCACGAGCCGATCAGCGCCGGAGACGCCGAAATACTTAAAGCCTTCGACTTCTTGGTTGGTCGTCGTTAGGACCGCGCCCACACCAGGGCAGGCCGCGAAAGACAACACTCCCGCCGTGGTGCCTGTAAGGCAGTGGCCGTTCGATGCGGGCGCGGCGGTGGGCAGGGTGAGGGTGTAGGAGGCGGTGGCGGTGTTCGGAGCCTTCAGCACCACTGCCTTCCCGTCCGCCCGCGTCGTGTCGAATTCGATCTGCCCGACAGCGGTTCCGTCCGTCGTCGGGATGATGCGGATCTGGCCGATTTTGAACTGAGCGAGCAACGAGAACGGCAGCAGCGCCGTGATGATAATTGTCCGCATTAATCCACTCCCACTGCAGGCGTCACGCACCGCAGAAAATCGCCGTTTCGCATAGTCATGAACTCGAAAATGTTGATCGCGTTGGCTTCGCCGTCAAGCGCAATCGCGCCAGTCCCGGCGAACTTCGTACCCCAGGCGACATTGCGGCCGGCTGTTCCGTCAGAAGTGAAAATCAGCATGAACCGCGTGCCAGGGGTCACGGCGTCGGAACCGAACACGACATCAGTAATCGTTGTCGTCGCCCGATTGAGTACGATTTCCTGGACAAGCCCATTAGCAAGGTCAAGCGTGATGCTGGCAGCACCAGCCACCAGATAGATGCCCACCGAAGTGCTCGACGGAGCCGCAGGCGTGAGCACGCCGCCAGAAACGGAACTGCTTGCCGCGCCGCCGCCGATCATGGCTTTCCAGTACTCCTGAATGCCAATGATGGATGTTCCACTGATAGCCCGCACGCGCGCCTTGAGATACTGGCCTGCAACGTCGGTTAGGTACACCTCGTTTACCAGATAGGTGTCCGAACTCACGCCGCGCGCGGTGTTGGCTACGGTCTGCAACTGCCCCGGCTTGACCGTCGCGCAAAGCGGTTCAACGATCTGGTCGGTCTCATACTCGACCTCGACAACCGGGTTCTTCCGCGCCGCGATCACGGCCTCAGCCGCTAAGAATGCTTGGACTTGCCCGATCTCCCGCTCTGTGTAACGCTCATATCGTCCGCTGCCGCCGTCTTCCTGCGTGATCGTTGCCGCGATATCAGTGGCGTCCTCGGCAGTCACCACGTCCGCGCCGAGTTTCTGGTAGATCACTTGGAGCGTGTTGCCGCTGGCCAGCACTACGCCCGCCGCGTCTTGCCGGATCTTTGTCGATCCGAACTCCCAGTACCATTCGCGGTCCGTGTCGGCCAGGAATTGGCCGATTTCAGCTACCTGCCCATCCACGCTGATGCTGACGATCTGGGCGACTTGGTTGGTCAGTGTGAACGTCCGCGCAGATCCGTCGCCCGGGAACGATTCAGTCTCGCTGACGATCTGGTTCCAAGGCACCCGGGTCAGGATCGCGTTTACCTTGTCTTCGCGGGTACGCCGGATGCGGAGTGAGCGATAATTGGCGCTGCTGGTCGAGATACTGAACGGTGCCGCTGCAAACGTGCGCGGCTTGAAGTACAGTTCCAGCTCCTCGTCCATCCACACAGCGAAGCCGCATACTTGGGCGAGTTCGTTGATCGCTTCCATAACGCTGGTGTTGGCGTCGAACGTCACCACGTCGAGCACAGCGCCCGCGTCGACGTTCGTGGTGCCGATGCCCTCGTTCGATGCGTAGTTAGTCACTAGGTCCACCACGACATCGCCCGCGCGGGTGGTGAGCAGGACCTGGTCCAGCGTGCCGTCGTCCAGGATGTTTACCGCACTGCCGCCGCTCGTCAGGGATAGCTGGAGCGTGCTCCCGGATGCGCCGATGACAAAGTACTCGATGGTTGCATCGAGCCCGTCGCAAAGCGTTCCCTGCGCGTGCGCCTTTACACGTACCCGGTCCCCGTTGCTACGGCCGTGCGCGGATACCGTCGTCAGCGTGTCCGTTGCCGGATTGGCGGTGAAAAGAAACGTTCCGTTGTAGTGCGCCGGAACAGACGTGCTCGGGTTGTAGCAGCGCCGCCGATCCAAGCGCTGCTCCCAGGTGATGCCCCGGATATCATAAAACGCGCCTGCGGCTGCGCCCGCCTCAGTGATCGAAACCTCGGATACCTCATCGACCGAACCGGCCCATAGCTTCGTCCCTCCGTCCCAAAGCTCAATCTCTTGGCCTTGCTCAGGCCGATAGGAGCCGCTGGTCGAGATCACGCGGACATTAAAAGATCCACGCTGCCCAGCCGTCGCCGCGATGTTGAGCGAGTAGTGAGCGATTTCGCGGATGGCGCCGTCGATATAAACGTCTAGGCTCACTTCGGGATGACTCCGAGTTGCTTCAGTTCGCGCGTGATGGCTTCGAGCATCTGCCGCGGATCGCCGCCGTTGACGTTGATCGTCACGCTAGCCGCGCCGCCACCAGCAACGCTCATCTGACGCGTCTCCATGCGGATCAGCGAGTCCCAAATGTCCTTCAGCTTTGGCAGGTACTCGTTCTGTTTTTCGAGGATGTGAAGGAGATGGATCTGGGAATAGCGAACCTCCTTCTCGATCAGGTCCAGCGTCTTATTCATCCCGGCCATCTGGAAATTGCCGATGACTCCAGACACCAGCGATCCGATACTGGTGACCATGCCGAGGATGCCGCCTGAGGCCGCGGACACGGCAGATCCGATTCCGCCTTGAGCGCCACCACCGCCCGACGTACCACCGCCACCGGAGCCGCCGAGGATGCCGCCGATCTTCGCGCCCACGCCGCCAAGCTTCGTCAGTAGCTTGCCCAGCAGCTTGATGCCTTCGTTTACAGCGAACTCGATGCCG